GCATTATCGCCGGGGGTCTGGCAGCCAACGGGCACGGATATGTCCTGAAAGACGCATCGCTCCAGGCATCCCCGGCAGAGTGGGCCCGGGCCGGTGTTCGGACGTTCCACGACACAAGAGCGGATCGGATCGTCGGGGAGGTTAACAACGGGGGGGATCTCATAGAAGTCAATATCAGGACCGTAGATCGAAACATTCCTTTTACGGCGGTCCATGCCAGCCGGGGGAAAGCGATACGGGCGGAACCCGTAGCCGCACTGTATGAACAAGGCCGGATCCACCACGTTGGGACGTTCCCGCAACTGGAAGATCAGATGTGTGATTGGTCACCCGGAGCCGGCAAATCCCCGGATCGCATGGATGCCCTCGTATGGTGCATCTGGGAGTTATTCGGGCTTGGAGTGAAAGATGAACAACAGCAACGAGTGTATGTGATCAACGATGACACTGAAATCTAACGGCGTTACAGCGGCGATGATCGAACAATCTGGGAAGATTTGTTCGGAGATTTCGATTATTCCGCCACAATTTGAGGAGATTTGACATGAGCAAAAACAACCAGCAGAACGGAAAACAGGTACAGCCCGCAGCACAACCCCCGGCCCCGGTATCGGTGCCAGCAGACACGCCGGAACCCACGGCACCGACCACCATCAAGCTCAAAGCCGCAACCAAGGCCCGGCTTGAACTCCTGAAGGGCATGATGAAGATCGACGATTACGACGCGGTAGTGACCCGGCTGATCGACAATCTCCCGGCCAAGCTGAGCACGGAAACGGAAGTGCATCTCGTGATGCCGAAATCAAAGTACACGTGGCTCATGGCAAAGCAGGATACCTGTGATTGCCGCACATGCCTGAATGATTCGAGGGTGTGAACTTGTCTGACTTCCGCAACACGATCATAGGGTGCGCCTCCGCAACGTGCCGGTTCAACATCGAAGCCAACCCGGAACGTACCTGCGCTCTGAAACTGATTGCCATTGACCAGACCGGCAGATGCAGGATGGCAGAAGCCCGACCAATACCTCAGCCAAAAAAGGAGACGTATGTCGCAATGACCCAACCTGGACACTTTGAAGGTGGGAGATGGGTGGAATGAGCCGCAAACACCCAGTACAGGAAACCGGCGTATCAGATCAAGGGCAATTCCTCAAGATGTATGAGGACCTGGTCGCACGGTCCAACAACCTCATGCTGGAACTGGAAGAGCGAGGCACAGGTGCCGAAAAGGTATCAGAGGGATGGGCGGATCTCGATTGGGCGAACCGTGTTGACCGTGATTACCTCTGGATGCGGGTAAGCGGGGCAAACTCCGATCAGTTCCGGTACATGACAAAGGCAACGATCGACATGTACGCGGATATCACCAACTTCATGTACGTGTTCAATCCTCTGATCAACCGGGCCGCCAACGTCAAAACCCAGTTCACGTTCGCAATGGGGTATTCCGTCACGCCAACCGATGCGGAAAGCGATATCAGCGCACAGATCAAGGCTATCCAGCAGGACCCGATCAACAGGACGGCGTTCTTCACCCACAAGGCAATGATCGAGATCGACCTGGAACTCCTGAAGTCCGGCAACGTGTTCATTGCGATATGGAAGGATAAGGATCCCGTGGGGCTCCGTGCGTGGAGCAACAGCGAGATTGCCGATATCATGACCGATCCGGAAGATGCCGCCCGGCCCCTGTTCTACATCAGACAATGGCGGGATGATGCAGGCAAAGAGCGCCGGGTTGCATATCCGTCAATGTTCGCACTCCCGGAAGAGATCCCTGCGGACAAAACCCGTCTGAAGTTCAGAGGCACTGAATATGATGTTGATCGATCCGTCGTGGTATACCATGTCAGCGCCCGCAAACCCCTCAAGGCAAAGTTCGCGCTCAATGAGTTCGTAGCCGCGTGCCGGTGGGCGAAACCGCACGAGAAGTTTATTGAGGATTTCCACGCGATAGCATCAGCGTACCGGAAATACTCGCACATGATGACCACAAAGGGCACTGCCAGCCAATCGTCAAAGATTGCCACGCAGTTCCGTGGCGATACTGCAAACATGGGTACTCCGCTCCAGAGTAACCCGGTGGGATCAATGGTCGTGGCGACTGAGGGCAACGAACTCAAGACGATTAGCGCCGGGTCTGGTAATATTATCGGGATTGAGGGTGCACGGGCCTCACTTATGCAGGTCTGCGCTGCAACGGGTGTACCGGAAACGTATCTTACGATGGATCCCTCAACAGGTAATCTTGCCACGGCAAAGGAGATCAGTCCGGTGTTCATCACCATGATTGAGGAGAGGCAGACCGGGTGGAAAGATGCCCTTACTGATATCTTCGCGTTCGCGCTGGAAAGCGATGAGTTTGAAGTATCGTTCTCCCCCATCCGTGATAACATGCAGCAATACGTCGCCAACGTCAACGCCTTCGCATGGAGTAACGGCCAGTGGACCGGCGCGATGAAAGGTAGGGATTATATCAAGGCCGGGTATGAGGCGCTGGAATGGAAACTCCCGAAAGAAGAAGATCTGGATGAGATGGGGGATGCCCTGGACAATGGCGAGGTGTCCGGCCCGGAAGATGATCCATATTCCACTGATACCGATCTTGGCAATGTAGCGACAGCAGCGCGGGAACTGACACAAGCGGTAAAAGAAGCGGCAAAGAAGAAGGAATAATGACCCTCACCGAAGCCGCCGCCCGGCTCCAGTTCGCAGCAATCGGCACACTCAAGCAACGGCAAAAGGACCGGCTCGCAGCAAAGCACCGGCCCAAGATCGCCGCCTTTTTCCGCAGCCAGAAGCGGGCCGTTCTGGCTGCCCTGGCAAAAGAGAAGTACCTATTCGCCGAATCGTACCACAGGCTTACCGAAGATACAACACAGCTCACCCTCGCGCAGTTCGACCGCATCTGGGATACCATATCTGATGAAACAATCAGCGAATTGCAGAAGGTAGTATTCAACGCTGAAGTTGATGGGGTATCGGCAGGTGCCGACCAGCTCAAAAAACTGTTGCCATTCGATCCATCAAAGAAAGCCGGTACTACGTTTAACCTCGCAAATCCCCGATCCGTGCAATACTTCAAGTCTACCGGAGGATCGGTGGACTATATCAAAGGCATCAATCGCACGACGGGAGATAGCGTCAAACGGGTGATCGGCACCGCATTAGACGAGGGCTGGTCATATTCGCAGACTGCCCGCGAGATCCAGAAGTTGTATGATGGCCCGATCAGCCGGGACCGTGCGCAACGGATCGCCGTCTATGAAACCGGGAGATCATACGAGAAAGGGAATGAACTATTCGCCCGGTCTCTTGAAGATGACGGCGTAACAATGGAGGAGCACTGGGAAACCAGCAAGGACGAGAAGGTCAGGCCAGAGCACACCGCAAACGAGGATGAGGGCTGGGTTCCGATGGGGCATGTGTTCAGCAGCGGGCATACAGAACCGCCAACGGACCCGGGGTGCCGGTGTTGGATGGCGTACAGGGAAGCGGAGAAAAGATAACCCTCGGTATACTCCACCATTAGTATTTCTGACGGTAATATATCTTTTTGGGTATACCACTCACTTTCCTTTATATCTCTTTTTTCATAAAAGAATAATTCAATGGCAACAGAAACCGCCATTTTTGACAGCCCTATCGCGGCATTTCGGCTTATCGAAGCATCTAAATCTGATGCTTCCGGGATGCTCATTGACGTTCACATCATCGCCCCAGTCTGGGGATCATCGGGGTACTATTCTGAATCTGTCCTCACTGAAGCCTGTAAGAAGCGGGTATATCCCGAAGGGATGCACATGCACCTCGACCACCCGACCCGGGAAGCGGCAAAGAATCAGCCCGCCCGGACCATCAGCGGAGAATCCCCTCTTGCGGCCATCTTCACGGAAGACGGGCATTATGAGCCCGCCGGATGGGACGGCCCGGGAGTCTACACGCAGGCCCGCGTACTCCCCAAATTCGTTGAGGATATCCGGGCTATGGCCGGGCATATCGGGATCTCGCATTACGTTGACGGAGTTGCGGAGGAGGGGACTGCCCCGGATGGCCGGAAAGGTCCGATCATCAAGGAGCTGAAAGCATCCCCCCTCAACACCGTTGATTTTGTGACCGTGCCCGGGGCTGAAGGGCACTATCGTACAATGTTTGGGGAGATGAAGGTCCGGCACGATCCGAACCCAGACAATGAACAGAAGAAGGAAGATCACATGGCAGACAAACAGGAATCACTCACCCTCGCGGAGATTCGCACGAATCACCCTGAGGTTTTCGACGAGATGAAGAAAACCATCTCGGAAGAGCTGAAGATTGAAGTTGCCACTAAGGACCAGACAAAGAAGCTGGACGAAGCCGCAACCACGATCAAGACGCTCAAGGAAGAGAACGCAGGACTCAAGGCGAAGATCGCTGAGGGTGCCGCGTCTGAATACGTCAAGGCAGAGATCGGGAAAGCCAAGTTACCGGAAGCGTCCGGCAAGCTGCTTACCGATGCCCTGATGAAACAGATCCCGCTCACTGAATCGGGAGAGGTTGACGCTCCAAAACTCGCGGAGGCCGTCACCGCAGCGATCAAGGTCAAGACCGAAGAGATCGCAGCGATCCGGAAGGAGGCCGGCGGAGATGGCATCAAGGGCAACGGTGCACCGGCTGGCGGGAATGACGGCGACGCTCATAAGGCGCTCGTTGAATCCTTTGAGCGGGTATATCTCGCCCAGGGCAAGACCGCAGAAGTGGCAAAGACAATGGCGGAATCAGCCGCCGGGGGTAGGTAATCAACCATGACAGAGTACGGAATTACTGGCAAGACTGCCGGCGAAGGGGGATCAAGCACCTACGAAGGCCGGCACGTTTCAGTTGTTGAGTCAGAACTCGCTCACCCATACAGGACCAGCGGGTTCGTGAACAAGGGCGATCCGGTCATCCACGGCGCTAACATTGTTGGTGTTGCATTCGACACCGCAGAAGCCGCAACCGACAAGATCGCAATCGACACCGAAGGGATCTGGTACCTCAACGTGCTCGGATGCGCAAGCGATGGCACAAGCGACGGTATCGCACGGGCAATGACCTATGGGGATCCTGTGTACATCCAGCGCACACCCGGATCAAGCGTATACCTCCTATCCGGCCAGTCCGACCCGCAGCACTTCCAGGCATTCGGCTTTGTGCTCGGTGCGGTATCGGCATCAACCACCGTTCCAACCCTCGTGGCGGTCAAGGTCCATAACGACTTCAACTCGCTCGGCGGGATCATGCACTTCGGCAGCGGTTCAGCAGCAGCGGGCAACTTCCTTCTGGAAGGCGATGTAGCAATCCGTCAGGCCAAGCTCATTGAAGCCTGTATCGCCCCGGCTACGCTCTTGCTCGCAGGTGAACAGATCCACGGGTTCAACATCCGCGTTGTTGACAACCTCATCAGCACCGGTGGAGAGATCACCGCCGGGGAACTGAAGGTTGTAAGGGACGAAGCGACCGATGCGACCGTCTCAAGCATGACGGCGCTGAAACTCGACACCGATAATAAGAACGGTGCAGCGGCTCCGTTCGTCCGTGGCCTTGATATCATGATGGAAGGCGTGCCCGGTGCAGCCCCGGCAATCCGCAGCGCAATGCACATCAACAGTTCCGGCACTGCCGGCACTCTTGAAGGACTGCTCGAACTCGATGCCGCAACCGTTTGCGGTGGAGCAGCCGCAGACAAGACCGGCGGCGGAAAGACTGCCGCTATCTCTGTGATCATAGCAGGGGCGCAGTTCTGGCTCCAGTGCTATGCAGCCTAAGGAGGAAAAAGAACATGGCAGATTTCCTTGAATCAATGACAAACTGGGACGGGTTCAAAGCAACCCGCAAGAATGTGGTCAACGAAGCCGCAATGGCCGGCGCCCTTGATCTGATTATGAACAAAGATCGGCTCTCTCACAGGATGCACGAGGCCCGGCTGGAAGAGGCGATCACGACCGCCGATTTCCCGTACCTGTTCGGTCAGGTCATCGACCGGCAGCTCCTGGCGAACTACAAAGCCGTGTATGCTGACTGGAAGTCATATGTCAGGATGGCAACGGTGCCGGACTTCAACACCGTGCGGAGAGAGAAACTTCACGGAGCTGACAACACGCTCGCAGAGGTTCCCGAGAAGGGAGAATACCTGCCGGTCAAGCCGACCAACTGCCGGTATACCTATGCCGTGAAGAAGTACGGGCGTCAGTTCGATATCAGCTGGGAAAGCCTGATCAACGACTCACTCGGGGCATTCAACGACATCCCAACCCGGTTCAGCACCGCAGCACTCCGCTCTGAAGCCCGGTTCGTCACCTCCCTCTATGCAGGTGCCGGCGGCGATGGTAACGCATCCCTCTACGGTGCAGCGATCACCGACTGCGGGCAGTCCGTCACCAACCTTGGCGTTCTCCCGCTGACCATCGACAACCTTGAAGCCACTATGGAACTCATGGCCGCACAGCTTGACCCCAACGGAGAGCCTATCGGCGTCATGGGTAAGCACCTCGTTGTTCCCCCGTCCCTTGAGTTCACCGCCCGGTCAATCCTGACCAGCGCAAACAAGGCATGGATCAACGATCAGGTAGCCGCATCGGTTCCGATGCCGACAACCAACGTGATCCCACAGATGGGGCTCCAGCTCCATGTCGACCCGTTCCTGCCGATCATCGACACCACCCACGGCACAACCGGCTGGTATCTGTTCGCAGAACCCTCAGATGGTGCTGCCCTTGAGTTCGCGTACCTCCGTGGCTATGAGAGCCCAGAAGTCGTCATGAAGGCATCCAACAAGGTAGCGGTTGGCGGCGGCGGCCTTACCTCTCCGTTCTCTGGAGACTTCGAGACCGACAATGTGATGTACCGTGTCCGACATGTCTTCGGTGGCGCACCGATGGATCCACGGTTCACCTACCACCAGAGCGGGGCCTAACCAATCCCTTTTTCGGGAGGGATTGACTGATGACTAACGCGAATACCAACGTCTACAAAGGCGTAACCGCAGTAGCGGACGCCTGCACGTTCATTGAGGCAACCGACGATACCAAGATCATCGCGGTAACATCGTTCACAGCGGCAAACAGCCCGACGATCATCGTAGTATACAAGACGTGAGGCGGTTACGTGGCATACTGCACCCCGGCCAATGTAAAAGTCTATGTTGGCACTACAGTCACCGACGCCGATCTAACGGAAATGATAGCGGATGCAGACCGTGATATCCTGGCGTTCTTCACAAACCTTGGTCTTGCAGTTGATACCGATGCGGCAAAATCGGCCTCTATCTTCCTTACCCGGGCAGCCGTGGCACAGAGGTTTTATCTCACCGGAGAAAACCCGACATCTTATTCTGCCGGCGATTATTCCCAAAGTGGTGCAGCCGATCAGCTCTCTCTCTCAAAGGAATTGACGGCTAAAGCGTGGGAGGTCCTAAACGATTTGGGATCGGGCGGAGTCACTATTGTACCGAACGCAGACGATCCTTATCTGGAGTTCCGATGACGCAAACCTTACCGGCAAAAGCAATCCCGCATACCGCAACCCTGCGAGGGAAACGGCAGAACTTCACCCTTGCTTATGATGCCGGCACCGCAGTATTCACCGCTGGAAAGACCCTCACAGGCGCAACCAGCCACGCAACCGCTATTATCGTGAGCACTGGTAGTATAGCATCTGGCAGTTTACAGGTGCACTCCATCACTGGTACTTTCCTGAACGATGAGCCTATCAGCGATAACGGCACGGTGCCCGGAGCGGCGGTTGTTAACGGTGTTATCTCAGAGGCCCGTGATATTAACGAGGAACTGGTATACACCAACATCGACAGCACGATCACGTGTCGGTTCTACAGCCAGAAGGACGCGGTTCAGGAATCCGGTGAAACACTTTACATCGTCACCAAACAGAGGGTGATGATCCCCGCAACGTCCACGCCATTGAATGGCGACCAACTTATCACTTCAGCCCCGGGGTACGTAGCCACTGTTGATAACCCATACAGGATAGGCAACGTTGAACCGGCTCCAAGCATGGCCGGGATCCCCCATCACTGGACATGCGATATTGCAAAGGCGGGTGTTTGAAACTGATGGATGACTATGAACGAGACAAACTTCTAATCCGTCTTGATGAGCGATCGGAAGCGACTGAAAAGGCGATCAACAAGATCAACATCGGTTTATACGGCGATGATGGACAGGGCGGGGTGTGTGCCCGGGTCTCAAAACTGGAGAATTTCCAGAGCACGATCCTAGCATTCGTCGCCACGCTCACCATTGCGATATCGCTTACCGGCAACTGGGTGATCGGAAAACTTACTGGGGGCGGGAACTGATGGTCTCGATCAAAGGAATGTCCGAACTAAAACGAGCGTTCCAGGATCTCGCAAAGCAGGGAGAGCGGAATCAGCGCATTGCTATCAATCTTGTCGGGCAGCAGTATTCCAACGACGTAAAAGCAAAGATTACAGAGATCGGGCTGTACATTACCGGCGACTACCGGCGATCAGTTCACGTCGAGCTAGTGTCCAATTCATCTGTAGTCGTGGGTACTAACCGGATCGATGCCCGACAGCATGAATATGGGGGGGTAATTAAAGCCAAAAATGCCCCGTATCTCGTTTTCCAGCTTGAAGACGGGACCTGGGTAAAGACAAAGCAGGTATACCAACCCCCGCATCCGCATTTCCGCAATACCTTGGATGAGAATTGGGAGAAATACCAGAAGATGTACGTGGAGGCGCTAGGGATTGCGTGACGTAACGCTGGCAATCGTATCGGCGCTGAAAGCCAACACCCCAATTACTGCGATTGTGGGTACTCGGATATACCGGAAAGGCTCAGTCCCCGCCACTATCCCCGGCTCATCGTGGATCATCGTATCCAAGATCCCGGGTATCCGTGACGATGACACGAACACCGGGCGCCGGGCACATACCCGGATCCAGTGCTCTGCATTCGCACCAAGCGATTTTGCAGCCGATACCCTATCGGAGCTGATCGCCGATTGCTTGCACCGCAAACAGAACACCGCCATGACTGCCGGCGCATCGTATGTCTATGTGATCACCGTAGAGGATGCCGGCACCGCGACGGATGAAAACAGCGATATCCCGCTGTACACGTATCACCGGGATTTCACGATTCATTATTCATACAAGTAGGAGAGATAAAAACCATGACAGATGAAATTCAGTCAACCCTCGGGACCAACATCCTGATGGACGGTATCGCACTCGGAGAAATCTACGATCCGCCAACGCTCGGAGCGAA